CCGTCCTCGCCCAATGTCCGGACCACGCGCATGGAGTCGAATACGTGGGGAATAAGCCCCACCAGAATACGCCCGCACAACTCGATAGACCGTGCGAGGTTGTCAATCCACGCGAACGTAGCAACGTCACCTTCACGCTGCCTTGCAACAATAGCCCTGCCGCTTGTCTCGTTGCCCTGTGCGCCAAGGGAAGCGTCATGTATACCAGTGGTAGCCTTCAGGTCATCAATCGCTTGTGCGGCTTGTTGCATCTCTGCGACGTTGACCGCTGCCGGTTGATTCCTCTGAGGAGCGCCGGGGTTCAGCGGGTCAGGGTTAAAAGGCAGGAATGCCCGCGCCTCGGTGTTCGCGTTCTCCCATAGCTTTTCAAGCCCAGTGAATTGGGCAACGGTTCCAACCCACGGCGCTTTAGGTGCAAGCGCGACCTTTTCCGTGATGGTTGTCTGCCAGTAGTTGTACTGCCTCTGAGGGTCTTTCGCGTACCGAATCAGCGAGCGATTCCGCATCCGGTTATCAACGAATTCTTCGGGTCCGAATACCGGAATCACAGGGATATATTCACCAGGGAACACGTCCGGTCCTTCGATGACACCCGCACCGCTCAGCAGATACCGTTCAACCACATAGGTTTCAGTGTCGGCAGTCTCCAGCACCATGCCGTATTCTTCAGGGGGAACATCGTCCCACCTCACCCGGCGACCATCTTGCATCAGCGCAATCGTGGCTTTGACAGGCTTCTTGCGGAAGTATTCTGCCACTCGGACTAGGTTATCTTCGCGGAGCCAACCCGTAGCCTGGTTGCTCTTTAGCTCATCTTCCCAACTGTCAGGCGTGGCATCAGGATAGTTGCGCTTAAACGCTTCCTTGGTCATCCACTCAACCACAAACGCCCAATAGCCATCGCTCTTGTCGTACCGCTTGGCGTTGTCGTCGAAGTACGCTGCGAATGGGGAAGTAATGCGCTCAATACGGATATCCTGCACAAACGGGTCTTTGTGGTCCCGCACAGTGACGATACGCCATGCGCCGCGCCCACCTGTGACAGCGTGCTCAAATGCGGTTAGATAGGCTGTGGTTGCCTGTGAAGTCGCCTCGATATGCCTGATTAGCCCTTCCATCACCTCGGCGGTTTCGGGGTCTGCATTGTCATCGACAGGATGAACCTTTACAGCAGGCTTGTTCTGCCTTGCGTCCCCTACAACCTGCGCGATGAACTGCGGCAAGCGGTTGATAGTCAAACAAGGGCGGTTCTCGGCCTCACGTCCACGGCGAATGTCATCCGGCCACTGCTCACCAGCAGCAAAACGCATGTCATCTTCCATCAGCAGGCGATCTTCGCGTTCTGACTCCTCGGCCATCTCAAAGCGATCACGCGCCTCATTGAATACGGCTTCTTCCTTCTTCTTCATTTCATCCAGCCGCCGCTTGCGTAGTGTTTCGCCGAGTAGTCATACTGTGGCACTTTCACCTCAACTTGCCGCATCAGCATCATTACTGCGTCAGCTAGGTTTGGTGATGAGATGCCCATCTTTTGCATTTCCGGTTTTGGCACCAATTGAATGCGCCCGCTGTTGTTGAACTTTCGCGGAATGCGGCAAAGCTCTGCCCGCAGCGCACTCAAATCGGTTATCTGGGAGCTAAAGCTGATCAGGTCGTCTACATTGACAACGCGCTGCCCTTTCTCAACCGCCAGGAATGTCCGGTACATCCGGTCCCGCAAAATCCAGTAGTATTGCGCCCGCTTGTTGGCGAACGTCTCCTTGTTGGTTTTGTTGTTCTTTACGTCGCTATCGGTGCGCTGGTAAATCTGCTCTGCTCTGTCCGGTCCTTCTGAGCCACGAAACGCCTCGATTTCAATCTTCTTGCCAGTGAGCGCATCGGTGATCTGCCGGGTCAAGCCTGCGCCCATGCCATCAGCGTCCCATGTGAACGTGTCGGGGCGCTTATCAATGGCAAACGTGGTCGCCCAATCCGTCGCGGTATCTATCCTGCCGGAATCCGTGGACTTTGCTTCTGTGATAACTGAACCGTGCGAACTTGCGACAGCCTTTTCATCGCCAGTGTCTGCCGGGTCATAGGCAACGCGCTCCTGACCTAGCGGCTCAAAGCCCAACTTGATATGGGCATCAACACACGCATCAAACCACGCAGGCTCAATAATCGCGTTGTCTACCGTGTCGCTGTATGCGCCTTCCCAAATATGGTCATACTCTGCCCTTGGCAGGTTGGCGAGGTCATCCAGTCTTTCCTGCTCAAGCTCTGGCGGGAACCAAGGGTTATCACGCCAGTTCAGCTCTACCACAATCATTAGGTCATCTTCATACCAACCCTGCTTTGCAAGCATTGGCTCTGCGCGACTCAGGTATTTTTTAGCGACAGCATCTTTTGTGCTGCCCCTGTTCATGGATATCCAGATTTCAGGAGGTGTCTCGCCTTCATCAATATCATGGACATTCGTTGTTGCGCTTGACCGGATGGATGGTGTCAATATCTTCAGGGAGTTATCCCCGACAGATTCACCCTCCTCAATCCACAGCTTTTTAATGCCGTGCAGCGACTTGATACTGGTGATGTTTCTCGCCAACCCCTTGTAGATAACCTCACCGCCGTTGATGCCGCGTATCTCATCGCGCATGACAGTAAAGCGATCCTCAAGCCCCAAGCGCACAATCTCGGACTTCAGGGACTCGTGACAAGAGTCATCTATGGAGTTCTGGAACTCACGAGTACAGCAAACCCTTTCGCCGCAGTCAGCAAACATCAGCATAATGTCGCCGATGCCGGTAGATTTGGCGCTTCCTCTACCTCCTACAGCAATCTTTACCCGCTTGGGTTTGGACAGTAACCGGAGTAGTGGTTTTGCTACCTTTAGCGGTACTTGCCTGTCAACTTTCACTAGGCTCCACGCCAACCACTTGCCACATGACAGGCCCGCCGCCTGGTGCCGCAAGCGTGCTATCAACCTTGTCACTGTAACCGTGTTTGGTTAGTCCAAGCTTCACAATGGATGCATTGAAGTCGCCGGAAAGCCCCTTATCGAACAGGACCTGCTCCTGCTTACTGAGAATATTCTCAACAATGTCACAAAATTCTGTCTTTTCGGGGTCATTTACCCACTCGTGAACGGTCTTACGCGTGATGCCGAGATACAACGCAAGCCCGACAATGCTTGGGCGCGTCTTTTCGATGCTCTCCCAATCGCGGCAATAGGTATGCGCGGCCTCCAACAGTTCAGGCGTGTACAGCGTTGGCCTTCCGGCAGTCACGTTATACGCTCCCATCCAACTTCAGGTAGACAATGCGGGTATTACCATCGTCTTGCGTTGTGGATATCTGGATGGTTGAGAACCTTGACCGGCCCATTGTGATCTTGGCTCTTACGTTAGTGGTTACTAATTGACCGGCATCAATGGTTGCATCGCCTGACAGCACAGCTAGCTCTATGCTGTCCAGTCCTGTGTCACGCCTATCCAGAAGCCTGCCCATCTTCACCTCATAGGTGATTGTCTCAAGGCGTCCGTGGTCAAAGCGGTACAGCGTCGGGCCGTGCTCGCGGTCAACGATGAGCCTTGACGGGTAAAGCGTGACTTCACCTGGGGCATCTTCTGTCAGCGTGACACTGGCTGTGGGAAAGCTGGCGACTGATTCGGTCATATCATTACAGCCAGCATCAGTGCCAGTGCCGAATGCGCCTTGATTCGCAGCCCGCCCAAGCTAATACGGGTTCCTCCAATCGAGAGCACACTGCGATTGTCTGACAGTCCTGATACCAATAAATCACCGGCCCTTTTTCCTAGTCGCGTGTTATCCGCTGCTGTGAAATGCACGGGGATTGGGTCGCCCTCGATGATTTCCAGCCCTACGCTCGACGCCCTGCCGTTTTTGTCATTGAGTCGGTTCAGGAAAAAATCGTGTCCTAACCACACATCAGGATACTGTGGAGCAGTGCTGGCGATGCGTGGCATTTCCAGAACCATCACTTGCGTTAATCCTGGCACCCACCACCCTGCATCTATCATCTTCTGACGCATCAGCTTCATGTTAAGGTAATAGTTCTCGTCAGTAATT